GTGGTAGAATATGTAAAGCCTGTCTTAATAATGAGATAGAGCGATTTGGAAGAAACACATTATGAACAAAGAATGCTTTTTAACATCGAGGGGGTGGGGTCGGAACGGAAACGGCAAACAGGAAAGAAGTACCTACTCCCCTTCAACAGGTATATTTTTTTTACGCAAAATAAGGACTTACGTCACCTTGCCTATTTTAACAATCGGCGTTTTTGATAGCGTCAGATACGCTTCTGCGCCCTACGGGATAGGATAAAAAGTGATTACGGTAGAATAAGGACTTACGAGCGGTATTTTGAATGAAGCCTGACCTTAAAAAGCGAAGCAAGAAGCCTGATATTAAGTGGACAGATAGAGAATATACAGTCAAACACGCATCAACTGGGTTTAAGCAGTGGTGTGAGGATATTGATAATCGTATGCGTGAAAATATTGTTAATTTAATCATCGAGATTGTAAAAGGAAAGTAGGAAAAGGATAAATAACCCAGACACGATGGATGGATAGATAAATAAAGGGGTTTATTGAGCAATAGATTACGGCTGTGCGGGGCCGCACCCTTGCACGGTCGTTTTTTATTGCTTGGGAGTTAAAGATGAATATAGACATTCGTGTAATAGATGAGATTCCGATGTATAGGGAGTATTACGGCAGGCATTGTGGTTTGTTTCCAGGCAGTCATTACTTTCGGGTTTTATTTGGAACTTTTGGCGGGGATGTATGTTTGGTTACTTGCGCTCGTGGTGATTTACAGTCCTGTATAGAGAAGGGTTTAAGTTTACGGAGATGATAATGGGCGGCATACGTCGGATTAAGAAGAATTTGAACGCACCTATAGCTTTAGGTGATACGGGCGTGAAGTTTAACGGATGTCGGGTTTTATTGGCGGATATTAACCCATCTAAGGTTAAGGAATCGGCGGGCAAATTTTCGGGTTTTTTGGGTCATTTAACGGGTCGGGCATCTTTAGTTAATATTCGGGATTTATACGAGGCCCATTTCAAGGTTTTGTCGGGCTTATTAAAGGGCGAGTTGTGGAATTAATTGAGAAGAGTCTGTTAAGTGACGCTCCTTATTGGGCGTGGGTGAAGGGTTTACACATAGACGGTCGTCCGTTTGATTTGGAGGGTCGGTCGTACCAGTTAGAGATTATGCGTCCGGTATGCGAGGACGGTAAGGTCAAGCATAATGAGGTCATTAAGAAGGGTTCTCAGACGGGAGCAACGATGGGTAAGTCGCTTGAGATAGCCCACGGCGCGAGGTATGGTCTTTATCCACAGGGAATAATATATTATTTTCCATCTAAAGCAGCCGTAGAAGACTTTTCTGGCAGTCGGTTCAAGCCTCTTTTGCAAGACAATTACGAAGACATAGGTAGATATTGTAATGACATTAACTCAGTTTACACTCGAAGAATAGGTAAAACAAATGTCAATTTTCGTGGTTGTTCTGGTACGACTATTATTGGTGGCATAGCCAAAGACTCTACGCAGGTTCGTCAGACCCCCGCCGACTGGATTCTTTTAGACGAAAGGGACTTATTTGACGATGAGATGGCCGCACAGGTGAATCAACGTCTTGGCAATTCAACGATACGTCGCCGGTCTGATATGGGCACTCCGAAATTACCTGACGATGGTATTGACCGGCTCTACGGAAAATCTGATATGCGCCGGTGGATGATAAAGTGTGAGTGCAGGAAGCATACCTGTATGGAGACCGAATTTCCCAACTGTATTAAGGTCGAAGAGGGTAGGGGTTTTCCCGTATGTATCCATTGTGGCAGGGAAATCAATCGTTCTGATGGTCAGTGGGTTCCGGATTCGCCATCAAAGGACACGGTAGGTTATTGGTGTAGTCAGTTATTGAATCCGAACAGGGACTTATTACAGGTTTTGAAGGAGTATGACGACCCCGAAGAATACGACACTACCGAGGCGGAGTTTCAGAGAACAGTTTTAGGTAAGGCTTTTGCCCGTGCTGAAGATTTACTGAGGGAAACGGAGGTCTATCAATGCTGCACGCAAGACCAGATGGCGTATTCCCATAAAGGCCCGTGTGCGATGGGTTTTGACGTAGGTTTTCCGCTTATTCACGTTGTTATAGGCCATAGGATAGGTAAAGACAGATTCAGGATAGTTAAACTTGCAAGAGTATCTGAATGGAAAAATCTTCACGACCTTGCCCACAGGTTCAATGTAAAGGCAACTGTCGGCGATGCTATGCCGGAATCTCATAAGATACGGGAATGGGCGGGGACTGAAGCCGGATACGGAAATACGGTATATCCGTGTTATTACACAACTCACCTGAAGACTTTTGATAATTGGGGCACGGACAATATCGTAAAAGTGAATCGCACTGACGTATTTGACGAATCTCATCAGATGGTAGTCAATCCTGGCAGGATGTTAATACCCCGCAGGTGTCAGGAAATTGATATTTTTGCTCATCAAATGTGTATGACAGCTAAGTTCTTAGAGACGGATAAGCGGGGCAATATGGAATATCATTATCGCAAGGTCGGCGACAAGCAGGACCATTACCGTAACGCATTGAACTATTTTTATTTAGCCTGCAAGAAGATTGGTATTCCTTCTTCTCATTTGGACAGGAAAAGACCTGTCACGCAGGACATGACTTACAAGTTAGGAGCATAGGAAAAAATGATAAAGAAATGGACTGAAGATTATTTAGAGCAGTATTACTGGGTCAAGGACGGTGACACAATGCCGTGGCGAAACAATGAAGTTTACGCGGGTAGTATGTCCGTTGCTAATGGCGCTCTGGCGGCTGACGGTTCAGATGATGCTACAGTGGAGGCCATTGCCGCTGCCAACATAGTGTTAATCAAGCCGCGCAACGGCACGGTTTCATTGGAGTTTAGATTCAGGTCTGATGGCACAGTCGAGGGCGACCAGGAGGTTCTTAATCTATATGCCGCTGCCGGTGTGGATTTCTACCAATATGCTGACACGCTGACTATTGACCGAGGGCTTTGTGAGTATTCAAGCACCATATTTTTCTACGATAAAATTGTTTCCACCGGCGAAAAATGGCCCACCGCGACCAACGAGTCCGGTGATACTGACGAAAAGATAGGTTGGTATGTAATGAACACTCACGGCTACGACCGTTTCGCTTTTGTTATGACGACCAAAGACGCCAATACAACTAATTTATACATTGACTGGCGAAGACACTAATGGCTAACGAGGTAAATTTCGGATGGGCGACGGAAAAGGAGCTGACTTTTAGCGTCTATACCGCAGCCGGGGTACAGCGTGAAGCGGGAACTGAGATGACCGAGACTCCTGCATCAAGCGGATTATATCTTGGTACACCTACAACCATACAGACCGGTGACAACGTGGTAGTAAAAGAAGGCACGATAGTCAGGGGACACGGTGAATACGGGGGAGGTATAGAGGGTGATTTTGAGATAGTCATCCCAGCAGGGTATGTGGGTGATTATTTACAAAGAGAAACAGTGTATTTTTTCTGGCATACAAATATGGCTTTAGATACCAACGGAACGGTGGTTTGTTATAAGGACAACAACACAGGAGAGGTAACTATTCCTACGGGCATTACGGATACGAGAGATTTTGATAGTAAGACCGGTGTTCATTTAGTCAAGATAGATTTAACGGCTAACTCGTTTTACGTCCCTTTAAGCGATTACGCTATTAACTTAAACGGTGCTGTTGTCGGAAGTAAGACACTAAATGTTACTCTTGCCACGTTCTCTATAGAGAACAGGCATCAGGGATTGAAATGGTTGAAAAATGGATAGAGATTTCAGTACAAATATAAACCAGGAGCTTACCAAACAAATTACGGAAGAGCTTGTCTCTAAAATTGTCGTAACGCCCAAAGGTCTTGCCTTGAAAGGACGTGAGAACAAGCCTATCAAGATACTGGCACAGGGCGAGAAGGGAGATAAAGGCCAACCAGGTCGAGACGGCAAAGACGGCAAAGACGGCGTAAAAGGAGGGAAAGGCGACAAAGGCGATAAGGGCGAAAGCGTACAAGGCCCGAAAGGAGATAAGGGCGAACAAGGTCCAAGAGGTTCGAGTGGTGAAAAAGGAGAAAAGGGCGAACCAGGCAAGAATGGTTCTGACGGCAGGGATGGTATAGATGGCACAAAGGGCGTAAAGGGCGACAAAGGTGAAAGCATACAAGGCCAACAGGGTATTGAAGGTAAACAGGGTGAGCCGGGCAGACCTCCTGAGTATGAATGGAGGGGGACTGAATTAAGATTTAAGAACCCTAATGGAACGTGGGGCCAGTGGATGGAGTTGAGAGGCAGGGACGGTCATAACGGTCAGAGTATTCAAGGTTATCCCGGCCCGAAAGGTGACAAGGGCGATCCTGGCCTGATGCCTGCCGAGGTTTCATATATAACAAATTCACTAATGGAATTAAAAGAGAGAATAAAGGAGTTGGAAAAATGACAGGAAGTGCACCGTCCAAACCGCCGCCTGCGCCTGCGCCTCCGGCGATGCCTGTGCCTGGCAGGGAAGAAGAACAGGCCAAAAAGACAGTAACACGCAGGAGAGGCAGGAGTGCCAATAGATTAGCCGGAAGAATGATGCAGAACAGAAATATATTAAATTTAAGGAACAAGCTCGGTGAATAGTGCAGAAGACATAATAGCCAGAATGGAGCAGTTGGAACAGAATCGTACCAACTGGGACACTCAATGGCAGAACTGCGCCGATTATGGTATGCCGCAGAACAATCAAATTACAAGCAAGAAAGCTCCTGGTTCTGCCAGTGGTGTGGATTTGTTCGATACAACTGCTGAGGATTCAAATATCCAGTTAGCGGCAGGATTATACTCGTATATGTTCCCTACGGAAGGCCGTGCATTTGTTTTGGAAGTCGAAGATGAGGAATTAAATGAAGAAGACGAGGTTAAACAGTGGCTTGATACTACTACGAAGGCCATTCACAAGCATTTGATAAGCTCTAACTTCAGAGAGGCGTTTTTTGAATTTCTGAAATCTTTGGGTTGTTTCGGTACAGCCTGTTTATATGAAGAAAAGGGCAAAAAATCTCCCCTGATATTTGTCTGTCACCATATGGCTGGTATTTATATAGTCGCTAATTCGGACGGTATAATAGACACGATATTCAGAAGTTATGAATACACCGCACGACAGGCCGTACAGGAGTTTGGTAAGGAAAGTTTAAGTGAGAAGATAGTAACTGCATACGAAAACCCCAAAACAGCAGAAAAGAAATTTCAGTTTATCCACGCAGTTTTTCCCCGTGAGGAATACGACTCCACCAAAGAAGACCCAATAAATATGCCCTTTGCCAGTATCTACGTCTCACGAACAGATAAGCATAAAATCTCGGAAGGCGGATACAAAGAAAATCCATTTCAGGTGGACAGATTTGATAGGGACGCCTTAGAGGTTTACGGTCGGTCGCCTATGATGAAGAAGCTGCCTGATATAAAGATGGTCAACGCAATGAAGAAGACTCGGATTAAGGGCTGGGAAAAGCAGGTTGACCCTGTGGCCCTTTTGCCTGACGACGGTTCGATATGGCCTTTTGCCACACAACCTGGTGGCGTGATTTATTATCGAGCCGGTGGTGACAAGCCTGAATACTGGGAGTCCAAGGGCGACTTGAAGGCTATGGAGGAGGCAATCCTAACCGTGCAGCAGAGTATTCAAAAGGGCTTTTTCCTTGATATGTTCGACCCGTTAGTTGACAGGCAGAATATGACCGCTACCGAGGTAATGGCGAGGGTAGAGCAGAAGATGAGGTTCTTAACTCCTATTATTGGCCGGTTACAAAGCGAGTTATTTAACCCGATGATACACAGGGTCATAGGAATATTGGAAAGACAAGACCTATTGCCGGATATGCCGCCTGTATTGTCTGAGGTGGAGTACAAGATAACTTATCTCGGCAGGCTGGCTTTGTCGTTAAAGACCTTAGAGACTGAAGGTTTGCAAAAGACTTTAGCTGAATGGGGGCCGTTAGCGCAGGCCGAAATCACTGAGTGGCTGGACAATTTGAATCAGGACAAGGCGTTCAGGGACAGTGCAAGAAACAACGGCTGTCCCGCCACTTGGCTGGAAGATTTGAATAAGGTAAAAAAAGACAGGGAACAGATACAGCAGCAGCAGCAGGCGCAGGCATTGAGGCAGCAGTTACCTGAATTAACTAAAGCTGCCAAGAACTTAAATCAAGCCCCCGAAGCAGGTTCTATTATGGAAGGAGTAACAAGTGCAACTTAATGAAGACCAGTTACTGGATGAAGACCAGAAAAAAGAAGTAGAAAAGAGAATACATAGGTCTGCCTGTTTTCAGAGGGTATTTGAACGGGATGTTGAGGGCAAAGAAGTATTGAAAGAGATAGATATTATGTCCAATTACAATATAGATACATTCGACCCTGACCCTTATATAAGTGCGTACAGAGCTGGTCGAAGGTCTGTGTCTGTATTTATTCACAATACAATAAGTCAGGACTTAGATAAAGCGAAAGAGATGCTGAAAAATGCCGGAAGTCAAACCTAACGAGAGCCGGAAAAGTTATGTGTCACGGTGCATAGCGTACTGTGTGAAAAAAGAAGGTCTGACTCGTAGTCAGGCCGCTGGAAAGTGTTACGGGATGTTTAGAAACAAGAAAGGAAAGAAAAATGGATGACCCTGATAACCCATTGAAAAATGGCCCAGACAACTCAGCCAAGAAGTGTAGGTATTGTGGGAACAAAAAGAAACCAAATGTAAAGTGGCCCACTGAAGAATATTGCAGTGGCAAATGTATGCAAAAGGATGGCCTTAAACCTGTATCGGTAGATGAGCAGTCAAAAGGGCCGCAGAAAATTAGAAAGGCCACGCTCGAAGATTATCAGGCTCATCCGAAGGATTATCGACGGCGGTATGAGCCGGAAAAAATTAACTGGGGCGAACCCCTGACTTCTCGGCAGTTGAAGCAGGCAGGCTTCCGGGCGAACCGAGAGCCTATTCCCGGCGATTGGGATTATATAGAACAGGAGGTGGCAGATGGACGGTGAAGGCAATCTCCAGTTAGTTGATTCTGATGGCACTTTTTCTGAAGACTGGGTTGAGCAATTAGGGGACGATTATAAGGAGCACGCCCCTACTCTGTCGAGGTTCAAGAATGTAAGGGATTTGTCCAAATCGTATGCTGAAGCGAGGAAAAAATTGGGCCAAGACCCCGAATCTCTTGTCCAAATACCCAGGGACGACTCACCAGACGAGGTCAAGGCCGCTTTTCATAAAGCTGCTGGCAAGCCTGAAAAGGAAGATGGTTACGAGTATAAGTTACCTGACGATTTAAGCGCCAAGGTAAAGGTCTGTCTCTTATACACATCTCCGAGCCCACGAGACCGTACTAGATCTCGTATGCCGTCTTCTGCTTGAAAAAAAAAA